TGAATTTGCCTGTCGCAGTGGCGGAAGCGCGCAAAACTGTGGATATGATCCTGGGTAAGGCTAACCAGGTCTATCAGTTCATCAGTTCTGTGCGTCATGGGCATTACAAGTATGCCTGTAGCGTCCTAGGTATCCGTTTCAAGAAGGGCCCTCCTATTCTCAAAAAGAAGAAGGAGAGTCGCCAAGAGTACGAAGCGCGTCTGGAAACAGATTGGCACAAGTACATTCTTGAAACTAAGTATGGCTGGATGCCGTTACTTATGGATATCAAAGGCGCGGCGGAGGCGATCGTAGATACGCTTCACGGCGGACGGCTCCCGTGGCAGCAAGCCAGTGCAATGGTGACGGCGACGACACCAAAGTACAAGCGAACTGTTGACGAGGGCTATTCGAAAGGTTCCTTTTATGAAGAATCTGCTTCGGCGGTGAAAACATACAAGGTCAAGATTCTAGCAGACATATCCATGCCTGGCTTGAATCGAGCTCAGCAGTTGGGTCTGACCAACCCTGCTCTTGTGCTCTGGGAGTTGGTACCGTTTAGCTTCGTGTTCGACTGGTTTGTTTCAGTCGGTGACTACTTGCTAGCGGCCACAGCTCTTGAAGGCGTTTCCGTACGACGCGCTTTCGTCTCTCGTATGCGTGAAGTCAAAACTTCCTACTATAGCCACGCCCATCCGGCTGTCCGAACAACGGACATAACCTCGGGCTATGAGTTTAAGTTTGGAAGTTATGGGCGACGTTACACGAGAGATCCTTATGTCGTAAACCCGCTTTTCTTGTATCCTCCTGTTGATCGAGATCCCCTTAAAATGGGGCGCTTGGTTGCCGGGATGGCTCTGCTGAAAGGCAACGCTCGGAATCTCCGAGTGTAATCCCTGGAGAGCGAATGTGACCCAGATGAGGCGTATGCCTAACCCTGAAGACACGGCCTTGGATGTACTTATTACTATGTACTATGTCGTCCGAGCTATCTCCTTTGACTACGGTTTTCAGCCAAAAGCTGAGGACTGGATCGAGGAGCCGCTTTCCGACGATGAAGCAACACGACAGCGTGTCTGTGCTGCAATCCGAGACTGTGTCCACGGGACGGTAACGTCTATACTGGGACGCTAAGTAGTTTTCCTCCACCTATGCGCTTTGGCGCGAATGAAAGTGAATTATGGCAGCAGCTGCCGATCTGACCCTCAAGAACAACGCCGCCGCAAACGTGACCTTCAGCGTGTATTCGGTTGAACCCGATGCCGTTGAATGGATCGAAAGCGGCGCAACGTCGATTCTGGGGACGTCTCGTCTGCGCGTGAATCGCAAGATTCCGTCGGATAAGGCGAATGGCGTGTACCGCATCGGGGGCCGTTTGACGCGCCCCGTGGTGAACGGCACGACGGGAGTCCTTGATGGGACCCTGACCGCCAATTTCGAGATCCTTCGTCCTGCGAAGATCACGGTCGCGGAAGTTGATGAGCTGGTTGCCCGCTTTAAAGAAGCGGTTGGCCAAGCGATCATCAAGTCTGCGGCTGAGACCGGCGCAATCCCCACCTAAACCTGAAAGACAACATGACAACGACCGTTTCGATCGATGCGAACGTCGACGTTTCC